CCTATCCCCTTGTGTGCCTTGGCAGTCTCAGCTCTCTATGGGAGTCGGTGATCGGTGTCTCGGCGATCATGCTGCTGTACGCCGCCGGATGTCGATCTGGCGCGCGCGTTTGGCTGCCTGACGGCAATGGCTGGCGCCGACGTGGCCATTGGTCTGTACGAACGCTGGGCTGCCAAGCGCATCGGCGTCTGCGAAGTTCCCCCGCGCGACCCGCAATAACCCTTTCACTTTTCAGTCTCGCTGAACGCTGTGCGGCGGGACTGCGCGTGGACATTCGAAAAGGAGGTCATGCATGCCCGCACTGATCCGCCAGCCGTCGCAACTGTTCACGGCGATGGCGACAGCCTTGCGCAACGACTCCGACTTGAACGTGCAGGTCGGCAATCACGATGATTTCTCGGCACCCGGCGACAAAGCCTGGGTGTTGATCGACATCGAACGTAACGCACCGGGAGAGCGCGCGGCCAATGGGCGAATTGCCCATGTGCTGACGTTGTCCCTGCAAGTCGTCCCGGCGATTTCCGCCAGCGCGTTCGCCGCCTGCGACCTGATCGCTGCGCTGAAAAACCTGATCACCGATAACCGCTGGGGGTTGCCCGGCGATCAGTGCGATCTGCCAATGAACATCGATGGCTTGCCGTCGCTGGCGATTCGCGCCGATCAGCCCAACAAGGCGTGGACCCTGACGTTCAACCAAACCCTCTACCTCGGTCCGACCTTGCTCGACGATCCGCTCGGCACACCGAAATTCGCCCGCACCTGGGAAGTCAGCGACATCGACGACCCCGACCAATACACCTCGCTGGAGGCCTGAGCGATGTTCGACGCATTACTGCGTATGCAACTGGGTCCGATCATTGAGCGTCTTGCCGAGATGGAAGCGGAGATCGAAGACCTGCACCGGCGTGCCGAGAGTTTTTGCCGCATCGGTGTCTGTCTGGAGGTCGACGCTGCGAGCAACACCTGCAAGGTCAGCCACGGTGGACTGGTTACCCCGGCCATCAGGTTCTTCAACCCGAGCGCCGGCGCCCAGAGTGAGTCGCGAATACCGAGCGTGGGCGAACAGTGTCTGCTGCTCAATTACGGCAGCGGCGAAAGCGGGGCGCAAAGTGTGGCGTTGTTCGGCTTGAACAGTGATCGCTTTCCACCCGTTGCCACTGTACCCACGCTGACGCGACGGGTGCATGTCGACGGCTGCGAGAGCGGCTACGACGACGCCACGCACACCCTGCACTGGCAAAACGGTCCGGCGCAGTTTGGCGGTTCTCGCGAGTCCCTTGAACTGAGCATCGGCCCGGCGCGGCTGGTGATGACGCCGCAAGCGATCAACCTGCAACTGGACGCCACCGGCCTGACGATCGATGCCGCAGGCGTGCACTTCAGCGGCCCTCTGGTCGATCACCAGGGCCGCGTCATCAGCCCCTGAATCAAGAGCCTCCCATGATCGGAATCGATAGAGACACCGGGGCCACGGTCGACGACTGGCTGCAATTCGTGCAGCGCGCGACACGAGCCCTGACCACGCCGCTGGGCACCCGGCAAAAAAGGCCCCTTTATGGTTCGCTGATCCCCACGCTGCTGGGGCAAAACCTCGGCGATGACGTCCTGCTTCTGGCCCAGAGCCATGCCGCACAGGCGTTCTACAACGCGCAGAACGGCATCGGCGACTTCCAGCCCGCCGTCATCGTCGCCTCCCGCCAGGGCGCCGGTCTGCTGCTGCGCTTCGCCGGCACCTGGAAAAACCGCCAACAGACTTTCGAGGTCGTGACATGAGCATGTTGATTCCTGGCCAGAACCAATTGGCCGAACCGTCGCTGATAACCGTCGAGGCCTTCGAGGATCTGCTCGCCGAGTTCAAGACGTTCGTTGTCGAGTATGTCGGTGCACGCTCGCCGCAAAGCGCGGCGAAGCTCAAGACCAGTCTGGAAAACGAGAGCGAACTGCTGACGATGGCGCTCGAAGCGTTTTGCGTTCGCCTGCAGACCCACGAGCGCAAATACAACGCCCGGATCAAGCAGATGCTGGCGTGGTGGGCCACCGGTAGCAACCTCGATGCACGGCTGGCGGACATGGGCCTGGAGCGGCAGTTGCTCGATCCCGGTGATCCCGCAGCGTTCCCGCCGGTGCCTGCAATCTACGAAAGCGACGACGACGCCCGGTTGCGCTATTACCTGGCGCCCCATGCCCCGGCAGCGGGTTCGCGGATGCAGTATCGCCGTGAGGTGTTCACCCTCGGCGAGCGGCCGCTGGTGAAGGTCGAGTCCACGGATGCCGGTGTGGTGAACGTCACTTACACCTTCAACCCGGATGGCCTCGCGGCGCAGGTCAAGGATGGCAATGGGCGTCGCACCGCCCCTGGTGAGGTGCAGGTGACTGTGCTCTCCCGCGAGGCCGACGGCACACCTTCCACAGCGCTGCTCGACGGCGTGCGCCAACACTTTTCCCGGCCCGATGTCTGCCCGGAGACCGACAAGGTCACGGTCAGGGGCGCCGACATTCAGCGCTACAGGATCCGCGTGGTGGCGAAGATCAATTCCGGCCCGGATTCGGGCCTGACCAAAGTCGCCGCCGAGCAACATCTGCAAGCCTACGCCAACAGTTGTCATCGTCTGGAAGGCCGGGTCGACCCGAGCTGGATCGACTACACGCTGCACAGCGCCGGTGCCGTGCAGTTGCAGATTCTTGAACCGCTGACACCCATCGTGTGCACCGCGTTTCAAGCGCCTTACTGCACGGCGGTCGAGGTCGAGGTGCAGACGCTATGACGGACCAGACACCGCGTCCGACCCTGCTGCCGGCCAACAGCTCGGCACTGGAACGGGCGCTCGATATCGGCTTCGGCACCTTGCTCGATCGTATCGTGCCGCCGTTTCCCGAACTGATGAACCCGAGCGCAACACCGGTCGCGTTTCTGCCGTATCTGGCGGCGGATCGTGGCGTGGCCGAATGGAGCACCGACGCACCAGAAGCGGAAAAGCGCCTGACCGTCGAACTGGCCTGGCCCACTGCGCGCCAGGCCGGCACCCGTAAAGCACTGGAAAATGCGGCCAAGGGGCTGCAACTCAGACCCGAAATCCGCGCCTGGTACGAACAGACTCCACCGGGCGCGCCTTACAGCTTTTCCGTGCGGGCCTTCACCGAACAACCCTACAGCGAAACCATCGATGCCCGTCTCGACCGACGCCTGGCCGATGCCAAGAGCGAACGGGACGTGCTGTCGGTGTCGGTCGGTCTCAGCGCGTTCGGCAGTCACGTCATCGGCGCCGCGACCTTCTGCGGCGAACTGACCACGGTCTATCCGGTGTTCCTCGAAGGCCTCGAAACCTCCGGTGAAGCCTTCATGGCGGCCGGTCTCTACACCGTCGAAACATCCACTATTTATCCTCAGGGGGCCTGAATGGCTGACTATTACACCCTGCTAACCAACGCAGGGATTGCCTACGAAACCGCCTGCAAGGCAGCGGGCGTGCCGATCAAGCTGACGCAGATTTCCGTCGGCGACGGCGGCGGCGCGGTCTACAACCCGGCCGCGACAGCTACCGCGCTCAAACGCGAAGTCTGGCGCGGACCGCTCAACGCGCTGTTCCAGGACGAGAAAAATCCGAGCTGGCTGCTCGCCGAAGTCACCATCCCGCCGGACGTCGGCGGCTGGTATGTGCGTGAAGCCGGGCTGTGGACAGACACCGGCATTCTTTACGCCATCGTCAAATACCCGGAGTCGTTCAAACCGGTGCTGGCCACGTCCGGCTCGGGCAAAGAGTTCTACATCCGCTCGATTTTCGAGACCAGCAATGCTTCGCTGGTGACGCTGCTGATCGACGACACCGTGGTCAAGGCTACTCGTGCCTGGGTCATGAGCTACCTCGCCGAAGAACTCGGCAAACTCGATGGCAAGCAGTCGGTACGGGTCGCCGCCACCGCCAACGTGGTGTTGAACGGTGCGCAGCAGATAGACGGTGTGGCGGTGATTGCCGGTGACCGCGTATTGCTGCCGAACCAGACCCTGGCCAAGGACAACGGTCTCTGGATCGTCGCCAACGGCGACTGGACTCGGGCCAACGATGCCAACGTCAGCGCCAAGGTTACCCCGGGCCTGACGGTGATGGTGGAAGAGGGCACGCTCAACGGTGATTCGCTGTGGCACCTGACTACCAACGCGCCGATTACCCTCGGCACCACTGCGCTGACTTTCAAGATGCTCGCAGGTCCCACCGGGATTGCTGCCGGGACTTACAAGAGTCTGAGCGTCGACGAATATGGCCGTGCGACGGCCGGCTCGAATCCAGACACGCTGGCCGGTTTCGGCATCAAGGATTCCTACACCAAGGCTGAAGTCGAAGCGCTGATCGCCAAGGCCTCGGCGTTGCCGGTGGGTTCGATCGTGGCGTTCCCTGTCGATACGCCGCCACCGGGTTTTCTGGAGCTGGACAACAGCGTCAAGAGCAGCGCGACCTATCCGGACTTGAGCGCCTATCTGGGCGGCAAGTTCAACAAGGGGGATGAGGGGGTTGGGAACTTCCGGTTGCCGGAGGCTCGTGGAGAATTCTTGCGCGGTTGGGATCATGGGCGTGGAGTGGATGCCGGGCGTGGTGTAGGCAGTCGGCAGAAAGGTTCGCTCTCTGGTTATGACGCGGATTCGAACGGTCTCAGTGCCGCGATGGGGATGGGTGCAGCAAGTGGTAGCAAGGCTGACGATTTTGGGCTGGATGCATATTCAGCATCAGGGAATGCGTACTCCGTAACGATGGGTTACGCCACTTTGATTGGTTCCAGTACACCGAGCGATCTGTACGCTGGCATTGTCAGACCACGCAACATCGCCGTCATGTGGTGCATCAAAGCCTGGAACGCCCCGGTCAATCAGGGAAACATTGATGTAGCAGCACTGGTCAAGGAAGTCTCTCGGTTGGGATCTGCCGTTCCGGTGGGCGCTGTCATGGCGTTCCCGACGGGGATCGTGCCTCCGGGGTTTCTTGAGCTGGATGGCAGTGTGCAGAGCACTGCGACTTATCCGGATCTGGCGACTTACCTGGGAACAACATTCAACAAGGGCGATGAAGGAGTTGGTAACTTTCGGTTACCGGAATCGCGCGGTGAGTTCCTGCGTGGTTGGGATCATGGTCGTGGTGTGGATAACGGGCGAAATTTTGGCACGTATCAGGCTGACGATTTCAAGGCGCACAATCATCCGCCGGCAAATAATCGTCCGGGCTTCATGACTAATGAGTTTCCAACGGTTCAGGCATATCACGCAGCCGCTTCGGGGGGACCTCAATCCTACTCGGGTGAAGGGCAACAGATTGCTACGACGGGTAACCGGGGAGGCACGGAAACCCGCCCCCGCAACCTGGCCGTCATGTGGTGCATCAAGGCCTGGAACGCGCCGATCAATCAGGGAAGCATCGACGTAGCCGCACTGGCCAAGGAAGTCTCGCAGCTTAAATCTTCTGTTCCTGTAGGTGCTGTTTTGTCGTTCCCGATGGGCATCGTGCCTGCCGGCTATCTGGAACTGGATGGCAGCGTGCAGAGCATTGCGACCTATCCGGATCTGGCGGCTTATCTCGGTTCCACATTCAACAAGGGCGATGAGGGTGCCGGGAATTTCCGCTTGCCGGAATCGCGCGGCGAATTCTTGCGAGGTTGGGATCATGGTCGCGGTGTTGACGCTGGCCGGACAATCGGTAGCTGGCAAAAAGCGACGTTGGTTGCACACGATGCGGTGACCTCGACGGGGGAGGCCATCCAGGCTGCCACCTCGTCGTGGAGACTCAATCCAGACAATACCGGTAAGTCTCACCCGGTGCTTGGAGGCGACGTTGCCTCTGCGGCCGACTATCCTGCCGCCCGTTTTTCGTCTGGCGAAATCACCTCCCCTGTTTCGCTGAATCAGGCGGCGCTGTTTACCGAGGGTCACCTGGTTGGCACCCGCCCGCGCAACCTGGCGGTGATGTGGTGCATCAAGGCCTGGAACGCACCGGTCAATCAGGGAACGATCGATATCGCCGCACTTGCAGCGGCTGTTGAGACCGCCTCCAGCAATGGCCCGCTTACAGGGAGCATGCGTGGCGACAAGATGCAGATTTCGGTCGCGTCGTCGTCCGGAACGATCAAGGTGGCGGAGGTTGTTGTCGGCAATGCCAACGGCAAGACGCGCACCCTGCGAAACTTCAACCAGTTGGTTGATCTGGCGTCGGCAGCCAAGGGCCTCGGGGCCATGGATGCAGGGGCCGCGCCAGTCAATGGCTATGTGGCACTCTATGCCTTCTACAACCCGGTAACCGAGGCCCAGGGTGTGATGGCGTGGAACTGCACGTCGGCTGTGGCCCCTGTCGTGTACGGTGGATCGGCTCCACCAACGGGTTACACCTACTCGGCGCTTATCGGAGTGTGGCCAACGAACGCCAGCGGCCAGTTTCCGAATGGTTATCAGGAAAACCGAATGTTCTCCGGTAATAGCAAGGAAGTGTTGTCGACACAGGGCGGCAGGTCCAGCTATACGCCGTTCTCGGTGGCTTCCGCTGTTCCGATGAATGCAAAGCAGTGTCAAGGCTTCATTGGGCTTTCCAACGCCTCGGCTGGTGCCAATACCTATGGAACCTTGGGCGGCGAAAATGGTGTGGGCTCCGTGCAGTTCGCTTGCAATCCCTCGGGCGCTGCAAACGGCGGCCCTCAAAGTCCTTTTCCGCTTCTGCCGCTGACAAGTCCTCAGACGCTGTATCACACCCTGACGGCGAATGTGGGTATCGCAACCTTTAGCATCAACATCTCGGCATATACATTTTAAGGCTGACCTATGAGCATCTATGTCCAATTTACGGACGAGCACCAGCTTGCCGTGACGGCGGTTTTTGCAGAGCCGCAAGATGAGGCGTATTGGCCGAACCAGGGCGTCGTTACGGATGACGATGTCCGCTATCTGGCCTATATCGCTTCAAAAACCGGAAATGCCCCTGTCTCTACAGAGGACCTCATCGCTGCCGAGCGATTCCGCCGGGAAGCCTCTGGCGTGTCGGTCGACGAGCTGCTGATCGAGACAACCCGCGACAGCCAGGCGCTGATCGCAGGCACGGGGCTTTCAGCCATTCTCGATCCCGAATACCGCTGCAATTTCAAAACAGCGAAGGGATTCGTCGAGATTGGCGCTGCGCAGATTATCGACATAGCGAAAGCAGTGCGGGCGCATGTGCAGGCCTGCTTTGACCGAGAGCTGACGCTGTTACGCGCAATCGAGACGGGCGAGTACCACGACGAAATGCTTGCCGAAGGCTGGCCGGACTCATCGTCGCCCGATACCGCAAATCTCAAATAAACGCCCCGCACCCCGGGGCGTTTTCTTATCCGCAAAACACTCAACACCCGCCAAGCCCCTCCCCACGAGGGGCTTTCCCGTTTATGGAGAAACGAAAAATGGCAACCCGCCAAACCTACACCGTGCTCGTTCCATTCCCCACCGGCGGTGGGCACTGGTCGAGTGTCGGCCAGGAACTCGATCTGCTCGACGTCGAGGCCAGTGCATTGCACGGCGCCGGTCGACTGGAGCTGAAAACACCTACCACCAAGGCCGTGAAGGCCGCTGCCAAGAAGGCTGACTGAATATGGCTGAGGTTCTGAACTTCGAGCACAACGGCATTACCGTCAATGCCACCGAATCCCCCGAGGCCATGGGTGGCCTGGGTGACAACGTCATCGGTCTGGTCGGCACCGCGCCGAAAGCCGACCCGCTGATTCCGCGCAACGCTCCGTTTCGCATCAACAGCTTCACCACCCACGCACTGCTCGATCCGACCGGTGCGGAAGAGGGCACGCTGTACCACGCGGTCTACCAGATCCTCAAAGTGGTCAAGGTGCCGGTGTACGTGGTGATCGTCGAGGCGGGCGCGACCCCGGCCGACACCGTCAACGCAGTGATCGGCGGCATCGAGCCAGCCACCGGCCGCAAACTCGGTCTGGCGGCACTGGGCAGCGTCCCGGAAGACCTGACCATCATCGGCGCGCCGGGCTTCACCGGCACTAAAGCGGTGGCCAGCGAGTTCGCCTCGTTCGGCAAGCGCATCAAGGCCCGTGTGGTGCTGGACGGCAAGGACGCCTCGGTCGCCGATCAGGTGCTGTACAGCAAGGATCTGGGCGGCGCTGACCTCGGTTTCGACCGTTGCCTGGTGGTGCACAACATGCCGGCCGTGTACTCGAAAGCGGCGAAGAAAAACGTCTTCCTCGCACCCTCCAGTCTGGCAATCGCCGCGCTGGCCAAGGTCAAGCAATGGGAAAGCCCGGGCAACCAGGTGACCTACGCCGAAGACGTGTCCCGGGTCGTTGAGTACAACATCCTCGACACTTCCACCGAAGGCGATCTGCTCAACCGCTACGGCGTCAGCTATTACGCCCGCACCGTGCTGGGCGGCTTCTCGCTGCTGGGTAACCGCTCGATCACCGGCAAGTTCATCAGCTACGTCGGTCTGGAAGACGCCATCAGCCGCAAGCTGGTGAAGGCCGGCCAGAAAGCCATGGCCAAGAACCTGACCAAGTCGTTCATGGATCAGGAAGTCAAACGCATCAACGACTGGCTGCAGACCCTGGTCGCCGACGAAACCATTCCTGGCGGCAGCGTGTACCTGCACCCGGAACTCAACAGCGTCGAGAAGTACAAGAACGGTACCTGGTACGTGGTCATCGACTACGGCCGCTACGCGCCGAACGAACACATGGTTTATCAACTCAACGCCCGCGATGAAATCATCGAGCAGTTCCTGGAGGACGTTCTCTAATGTTTACCAACCGCGTAAGACAGGCCATCGCGGCCACCCTCCAAGGCCTGCCGCTGTCGGCGACCGTGGAAGAATTCACTCCGCCGAAGATCGATTTCGATATGGAAAGCATGGCGGGCGGGCGCTTCATCGTCGAGGAAATGGCCAAGAGCGCCAAGCCGCTGAATGCCACGCTCAAGCTGCAAGGCACCGGCGCTGAAGTGCTGCTGGCGATGGGCGTGAAACTGGGCGACGACATTCTGCTGAACGTGCGTGAGGCCGGTCAGGATCAGGACGGCAACACCTGGTTCACCTATCACACCATTGGCGGCAAGCTCAAAACCCTGAGTGAAGAAGCAATCAAGATGGGTAGCAAAGCCCTGACGACGCTTGAGTTCTCCTGCCGCACCTACAACCGCCTGGAAAACGGCATTCCGGTGATCGACATCGACGTGCGTACCCAGAAGTTCGTGCTCAGCGGCGTCGACATCCTTGGTGATGCCCGTCGTGCGGTGCTGATGCCGTAAGGCTCGGCCAAAGGCAATCACAAAACCCTGTGGGAGCGGCGGTGCGCCGCTTCCACAAGGGACTGCAACACCCCCTTAAGAATCACCAAGGAATTCATTCATGTCGTGGATGCCACCCAAGCATGACCTGCTCTCGCCGATCACCGGTGACGACGGCTTGCAGATCGAATCGATCCAGCTCAAGCCCCTGTTCTACGCCGCCCAGAAAGAAGCG